TTTATCGCCATCATTGTCGATATCTAAAAAGTCTGGTTTTGATTTTTTTTCATTTAACGCTTTAATTAATCTTGCTTTAATACTATATGTTTCGTCCATTGCCATTGGGTTGTCTCCTCCTGAAGTTGGACCATAGGATTTTTTACGCTTGTGTAGATCATCACCAGAAGCAGTTACATCCTCAACAGAACCATATGTTTCGTCAGGCTCGTTACTATAACTTTCGTTATCCATACCACGATCGCGATTTTTTTCGTACTCATAATCGCCGCGGTCGTCATCCTCGTCCTTCATATCTTGATACACTCTTTCTTTTGCACGTTCAAGATCTTCGCCTTCAAGTTCATACTCTTCATCACGTGCTTGTGGTCCAAACTCAGTATCTACGTCACCACTTTTAGAAAATGTTGCTGTAAAGTTTTCGCCTTCGGATCCAAAGCCTCTATCAACATCTTCAATTTGCCAAGATATGGTACCTTGCATGTCGTCATCATAATACTCTCCTTCTTTGGTATAAGGGTTTGATTCGTTAATATCATCAGTCATTCCCATTTTTGGTCCTATTGAAAGAGTAGGCATATCATCTTTACCGGCATCAATATTTGCTAGTGCTTTAAGCATTTGTGACATTTCACTAGCACTGCCTGCAGACATGTTAAGTGTAACTGGAGTTGATGGCTTTGGCGGCATGCTGTTCATGCTTCCCATATCTCCGCCACATTCTTCTACACTTGATTCTATTAAATTAATCTTTTTTAAGATATCGTGCATATTGCTCATTTTAATCTCCAATTATACTTTTATTATTTTGTTTGTCTTCACTGTTTTCAAGTTTAAACCCATCGACACTAGTTTCACGTTCTTTACGAGCAGTTTCAAGTTCTTTCATTAAGTCCATTACTCTATTATTACCTACACTCTGTTGTGCAGATTCACCGCCCATATCATCTTGAGTTAGCAGTGTCTCATATGGAACGTTTTTCATTTCTTCGTTATCAGTTTCGACAGGTCCATCTGGATCTCTAACTATTATGTTTGCTCGCGGAACAAAACAACATTGTGAAATGTACTCAGCTAATGCCGAATCAGTGGTTGGGTACAGGGTTTCTAGTTCCCAATATGTTACTTCGCAGTTGTGTAAATTAGGAAAATCAAGAGGTGCTTTTTGTATTGGAGTTTTCTTGCCTTTACTCAAAGATACCACATTAAATTTATCAAGATAAGTTTTTAAATTCTCGCTAAAACCTTCTGGAAGTTCATTAGCAACTCCAATTTTAAATTTATATGTCTTTTTTGACTCTGTTAAATATTCTGTAAATGATTTCATGGATACAACCTTATTATATTTTATTTATCCTTATCAATGCCTTTTAATTTTTCTAATAGGCTATTTCTGTCACTTACAACAAACCCTTCGCCTTCAAATGTAGCTTCTTGAATATTTTGCGAGTCTTGCTTTTGTTTTTTAAGTTGTAAGTCGACCATTTTAAGTTTCTTATCAAATTTAGCAATTTTAGCATCAAGATTAGTTTTTAACATAGTTCCTGCAACTTCAAAAACTCTGCCACTATAACGACTTTCGACATTCATTCCAAGATCCATAAGATCTTCATATGCCTCCATTGCTTTATCTGCAACTTCAGTTAATTCCTTATCAGCTAATTCGCCAAGACCTTTTACTTGCGGCAATGCTTCTGAAATTTTATCAAATTCAGAAATATCACGCATGGTTTTTTCACGCTGATTAACTATTTGAGTTTCTTTTTTATTTTTACGATTTTCGTCTTTGACAATCTTTTTTGACTCTGGTAAATTTAAAAGATCTTCTAATTTTTTAGTCATACTATTATCCTATTATATGCTACTATATTTATCATAGTTATATACTAGGTTTATCGAATATGCTTTCTTTTATTACTCTTGTAAACTTTAAGTTTGCCAGGTTTTTTCTTTTTGTATTTTGTTTTATATAATGACTTTAAATGATACCATGGTTCGCCGTTACGGGTCTCTGTTAATGTCCATTGACAGTATCCTAGATTAGCTAGCCATTGGTCTCTATCCATCGAAGTTTCTGACTCTAAATAAGAAAGATCATAGTTACTACATTCCCATGCCATACTACTGTTACACATACTAAAAGTAGGGATTCCTTCGCATATACTTTCAGTTAGTGCATTTGAATTAAAGCCAACTACAGCTCTTGCATTTTTAAAGTCTTCATGAAGTCCAGTTCCTCCTTCTTTATTTCCATTATTAATTATACCGTGCATGTTTTGACTAATCTCTATATTTTTTAAATTAATATTTTTTAACATTCTTAATTGTAGTGTTTGTTTTGCTGGATGTAATCTTAATCTTATAGGTCTGTCAGTATGTTTACGAATTTGTTTAATAGTCGAACTTAAAAAATTTTCGTAGCTATTATATTTTAAAAATAAATTTTTTAAACTACTATCGCCTGGACGTTGCATTATGAGCAAAATATAATCACCAGAATATCGCCAGTCTTTAATTTGTATATTTTGTAACTTTTTAATTGTATACCATCTATCAGGACTACAATTTATATTGTTATAATCGCCTTCGTTTCTAAGATAGCTCATCCAACTCCATCTATGATAGGATTTTGGATGTGGATGTAATAACATATTTCTTCTAAATACCGGTGCTTCTACACACAAGTATGGCTTACCTGAATCTTTTATATATTGATAGTAAATTTTTTTATGTTTACGCCCTTGTTCAATAATATTATTTTGTACAAATATATCAGCTGATTTTAATATATCTTTATCTTCAAATGAAACTAATTTAAAAAATGGCAGTTGAGGGAAAGGATGACTGTTTTTATACATTTCCTTAATTCCAACTATTAGTGGATTATTCATTTAACATTATGAAATATATCTTGTTCATTAATAATTCTAAAAATCATGCCTTTTTGCTTACACCAGTGTTGTGCAACTGCCCATTTTGCTTGGTTAAGTGCCCAGTGTGCTTGATTACGTCTGCTTTTAGCTTGTTCTTTAATTGTTTGATTCCTTGGTTTAATCTCAATAACTTCTGTATGAGTTTTTCCTTTAGCATCTATATAGTGTATTAAAAAGTCTGGTACATATATTGTATGTTTTCCAGTAAACGGATTCTTATAAGGAATTTTTATTGACTCTGATGACCATTTCAAAATAGCTGGATTTTCATCACACATTTTCATAAACATAAATTCCCAACTCGAACGATACATAGGAGCTCTATTGCCTAAATATTTTTCGACATTTTTTATTTGAAATCTTCCTTGTGCGTAACTTGCCATTGCTTAAATAATACTATTTCGAGTTATAATATTTCTATATTCTTTACTTTTTGTAGCGTCTACCCTAAAGCCAATAGTTGTAACATTAGATCTAGCATTATTTAAAATAACTGCTATAGTTGAATTAAGTTTTACACTATCATAATTTTCTAATTCATCAAGTAATTCTAATGCAGACTTATTTTCACTTTTTGTTTGATCCATTAATACTGCTGCAACACTTTCAGCAGCTAGTCTAGAAAATTTACGCTTAACAAAAAACCCTACAACTGCATCAACTTCGGGTGACAATTGTACATTTTTATTAACATTAAGATTATTGAATACATCTGTTGTGGTGTTACTATTTTTATTTGAAAGTATATTTTGTATGCTAGACATTTTAGAATATCCTTTGTATTGCAGAAGTTACTGTTTTTACATTTTGTGTTATTGAAGTAACTGGAAATACCACATTATTTAATAAGTTGTTTGTTACATTTGATAGAATACTACTTGAATTTGATCTAATAGACGACTGGGATAAACTAGTTATAGTATTAAGAACGTTACCGGTTGCATTTGCAAAATTAAGGAAATCACCATGTCTAAAACGATCAATATCGTTAGCAAGTCCGGCAATCTTACTAATAACACTTGTAAATTTTGATAAATCATCTGGTGCCGATCCAAGAGGTGATGGAACTTTATCATAATGAAATTCTCCAAATCCAGCTGGTGACAATCCTACTTGAGTATATCCTCTTCCATATTGTACTGATTCGTAAGAAATTGTTAGTGTATTTTGAGATAAATTACTTCCATCATTACTAACTCTATCGTGTTGAAACTGATCAATTACTGGATTAATTAGTGTAAAGGAAGTATACCGTGATTTTCCTCCCTCAGGATGTAATTGATATATTTGTATACTAGTAAAAAATGGAGTAGTCTTATTAGGTTTATCAAGCCCGTATTTAAATCTTGTAAATATATCACTACTACCATAAACATTGTTAAGTCCAGCATTAACTCGACTGTATCCAACTGCGTCTATATATTCTGAGCCGTCGATATTTGAATTAGTATAATCACTATCGGCGTAGTAATATCTAAAATATGCTTCCCATAATAGTGTAGTTAACCCGGCATTATCGTCATGAAATAATATATTAATTGGGTTATATTGTACTCCAGTTTGTATTATTTTTTTTCTATTGTATTGATTAACAACTTGTGATTCTACGGTATAACGTGGCAAGTCTGCTTCTTTAGCTAACAAGTTTATTTCGTATTTTATTGAACTATTAAGAGCTGCAACATTTGCTTTAGGATTAATATTTAATACCACATGAAAAAGGTGACTAAACTTTGGCGCAAGACGCATATTGTTATCAATATACAATCGTGATGCGTGTTGAAAGTCGCCGAGGTTTCCTTTTGAAGACTCAGCATTAGAAAAATTATCAAAATATTTACTTACAAAATTACCCATACTAATATTTATCTATATATTAAAGTACATACATTATTAAAAATAAAAAAGGAGAGTAAAAATACCCTCCTTTTATATAACAATCATTTTTGTATTAGTTAGCCAGCGCCGGTTGAATTAGTACTAGTTGTTCTTCCTACATTTGTTCCTACACCTTCACCGTTTGGTGTTTGAACAGCATTATCATATTGTATTGATAACGACACTGTTACTGGTTCACTTGTTGCATAATTAAGTGTATTATAATTTGCTTCAGTTACAAAGCAGCCATAACATTCCCAAGTTTCTAAAACTGTTGGTGTAAACGAGCCGTTGCCACCGTCAAGTATTTCCATTCTTGTTAAAAACTTGTAATCAAGTCCAGATGCAGCACTTGCCTGTTCCATAAAATCAAATTGTTTCTGTAGTTGCTCACCAACTAATTTTTGTACATTGTTACTTACATCTTCACGTAAATTCAACGACAATGGGTTCCATGTATGTTTGCCAGCTAGATATACTTTGGAGTTATAAATTGGAATCTCCATAGATTCAAAGCTTACTGTTGGCCTACTAACATCCATAACCTGTTTAGTTAACTCTGTTGTTGGTGTTGAAATACCAAAGTTTTCTAGTGTAACTCGAAAACGGTATTGTAGTTTTGGCATTAACAAGCCTTGTGACGAAGCACTATCGTTAGTTGCTAGTGGAACTGTTAATTTTGTTAATGATGAGATTGCCATATATGATGCTCCTTATTACATGTATTTATCATTTTAGGGTCAAGTTGCCCCGACCCTAAAAATTTATAAACCTGCAATTTCTCCTGTGTTTTTCAAACGCAATGGAATGTATATAAATTCAACTGCTTTTACTGGTTCTATAGCAATATCTACATATAGTTCATTCCTATCGATACGTGTACTTGTATTATTAGTAGTATCACATACTACTAGATAATCATAGATTGCGCGAAGGCCAACAAGTTCAACCAATAATCCTTCTACTTGCTGTTTAATTTCGTCTCTAGTTATTTTATCATTTGGTTCAAACAGATAAGGCTTAGCAAGTGCATTAAGTTGACTGCGTAGATAAATTACTAATCTAGCAACATTAACTCTATCAAGAGAACTTGCATTTTTTGCTCTAGTTTTTTGTCCAAATATAACTATTCCTGAACCTTGTAAGAATGTTATTGGATTTACATTATTAGAATATAATGTATCTCTTTGTCCGGCATTTAATGGAGAACTTATAAACTCTCCTTCGGCACTAATATATCCAGTTGCAGTAGCATTAGTAACGCCGCCTCTTCTTGTTCCTGCTGGAGCAAACCAAGGATATGCAACTTGGTCATTAAGAGCTATTGTGCGCAACACCATATGACTTGCTGGAACAACAATGTTATTACCTGCATTATCACTAGTGAATCCTGCAGGATAATATACACCTAAGTATTCGTCGTTAGTTACTAGACCGTCGTCGTTATCTTCTGGTGCTAGTGCAGTATTAGTTACCCAATTATTAATATTTGTTGCAGTTGGACGTAGTCTCATTGGAGCATCACCAATAACAAACGCAGTTAATCCTCTATCGTAATTAAGAGTTTTCATTTCTCCAATTAGTTCAGGATATCCTGGGCAAGCAATTAGGTTAAATAATTTTGACTCGTTATCTCTAATATCATCATTATCATTTACTGATGCTTGTAATTTTGATACTACAACTTTACGCTGTGCGTGTCTGCCAAAGCTTCCTGAGCCGTCTTGATTATTAGCTGATTCAGTAACCCAACGATTTGCATAATACCCGCTCATTGATGCATTTGCCATTCTAGTATTAAGTGCATCGGTATCAATGTGATTTTGTACATAACGCTTTACATTAAACCCACTTCTGCGTGTATTCCATAGTATCATACCTTTTGGATATAGTGCTGGATCTGGGGAATCAGGATCTAAATAGTTGCTAGTTAATAAGTCAACTATTGTCCCTGCTGTAGCACTATTTGCTCCTGAGGTATTATAACGTACATCATCAAATAATATACCATTTTCTGTAGTTTGATCAGTTTTATCTAGAATGGCCCACTTTGCTGATGATGCATTCCAACGATACATAGTTGGATAATTTTCAAGATCAGCTGTGCTAATCCATATATCGCCTTCAACTAATGCCGACTTATCTGATTGTGTAGTTGGCTGTGACGCTGACACTATTGGACCAGCTGGGTCAAGTACACTACTAGCGCCAGTTGCACTTCCTCCTAATGGATCAAAATTATGCAATCCGACCCAAGTAGTTCCGTTATGTATTAATAGATCTACTTCGTCAACAATTGAGCTATACCAAAGTGTACCAGTTGCTGGGATAGTAGTTGGCTCAGTTGCTTTGGCTGTATATGTTAACACTTTCCACGAGCTTGCCATAAACTGTTTTGGCGATGTAGATGTGTTTGTTCCAGGAACAAAATAAAAGTTAGTAGTTGAACTTGCATTAGTTGAATCATATATTGTAAACAAAGATGCTAAAGCACCTGCTGTATCAACAAATCTAATGTCGCCGCCTAATGCATGTGAAACAGTAATTCTATTTACAGAATCGATCGTAGCAGTAATATTAGTAAATCCTGCTGAGTTAATTGCATTTGCAATTAGTTCAGCATCAGATGTTGCACCGGTTGCTGTAAATGAAACAGTTACTGGTGTACTCATAGTAGCTATACCAGTTTTTGATTCTGAAACTGTGAATGAATAAGTACCTGCTGAATATGTGCTAGCTAAAACTTTGCCACTTGTTATTGTAGTTGCACCTGAATTATTTTTTCTATATACTTTAAATGTAGCTAGTTTTTCTGCTATTTCTGTAAGATTATTTTGAATATATAATGCGCCTTCAGAAATATTTGCGCCGCCACCTGTACTATCAAGAGAATAAATTGCTGCATAATTAGTATTATATATTGGTGCATCAATTGTAGTCCACACATCACTAGTTGAATTATATTGTTTTACTGACCAGTTTGCGCCTTTATTTGGATTAGTAGTTTTAATCCATATACTACCAGTTGGTCTTGGATTTGGATTAATTGCTTTAAATTCAGGAACATTAGTATGAGGTGCAATATTTAATTCTGGAGAATAATAATCACCTTGAGTTATTCCTAATGCTGTAGTAAGTGCAACATCTCCGTATATTTCTACTCTATCAACTGCTACTCCGCCTTGTGCAGTTGATCCATTGTAATAAATTGCTAGGCGATTACTTATTGCTTTAGCAGTAATACCTGCAGTTTGTAGTGTACTATTACCATTAATATCACCTACAATACTAGTTAGTGTAGTACCCGAAGTAACTTGGCTTATTTGTGTTCCGCCACTATCAACAAGACTAATATTAAAAGATAATGTTTGCCCAGCAACAATAGTTGGTGTAGATACAGTACCTGTTACCATTGGATGACTAGCTTTCCATGCAGAACTTCCAATTTCAACCCATGCTCCAACAGAATTTTTATACCACATTCTGTTAATATTAGTAACTGCAACTACAGCATAGTCGCCAATTGCGCCTACACTACCTTTTGGTGTATAATCAGCACCTGCATAATCAACTACTTTAGTAGTGTCAGTAATAACAGTTGGAACTTTATTTGTAAAACTTTGACCGCCGGTTACTGTCCCGGATGCACCGTTCCATTCAAATATACCAAATTTTGTATCATCTGTATCAAACCAATATGATGCATTAGCTGCTTTCCCAGCAGTTGCAGTTGCACTTGCGCTAATATCAGCTAAATCAAGATTTGCACGAACTACAAATGCTCTATTAGCTACACCTAAAAATGAATATGCAGCTTGTAATCCGTATTCGTTTTGTTCGCTACCATGTAACATATTGTTACTAGCATCTTTATAAAATAAAGGGTCGCCAAATGTTTCAGACAGCTCTCTTTGTGAGCTGATTAAATAAGGCTTTCCTGCATTGGAAGCTAATGTTCCTAAAGCTGTACCTGTTGCTCCAGGATTTTGTTTATTTTCTTTTGTAGCTACAAATATAAGTGGTGTAGTACCAGGTTCAGCTGGAGTATAAAAACTCTCGTCGCTTACTGATACTGATACACCTGGTGATGTTAATGCCATTTTTAGTTCCCCTTGTCTGATGGTAATATTTTGTTAATAGTATTTAGCATACATGCTAAAAACTACCGGATTTTACCGTTAACTACATAGTTAATTCAGCCAATTAGGAAGGAATATCCAGTTCCGCCTGCTACAGCAGTTGAAACTTCAATTTCAAGTTTTTCCATTTCTTGCTGGGCTTCTGCCTTTAAACTAGCACCATTAAGTGCAGTTCCGCCTTGTGGACCTGCAATGGTGGAAAATTTTTCTCGTGCTTCGCCTAGCATATATTTACAAGCTGCGAGTGTATAATCTTTAATCCATTGCTTTGCTAGATAATCAGCTAGTATTTGCGTATCAGGTCTATAATTATAACAAAATAACAATACCGATTCTTCTGATCCTGGACGTTGCAAAACTGTTAATTTTTTTGTTGCACTATTCCAAGTAAACTCAATAAATGCACCAAACATTCTAGCTACAAGTTCTTGGTGCTGAGAATACAATTCGTAAGTTGCTAATCCTCCC